GAAGGTGCAGCAAATTTGTCAAATTTTGCGTAGGGGAGGGCGGAGCCGTTCGGAGTTACCAACAGGCCGCCAAGCAACTGGACATCCAGCCAGCTTATGGCGACATCGTCATTAAAAGTTTCTGCCATCCATGATTGGAAAATACGCCAGGCGTCGCGGTCATCCAGTTCACCCAGGCGACCGGAACTGTAGTTTACTCCGGAGAGGTCAGACGAAAGCTTGTGCGCGGAAACATCCAGGCCAGAGGCGATACCTTTGAGAGTACGCGACATGAACGGGTCATAGTCACCACCGGGCTCAGAAGGGGAGAACTGCTTGAAATCGTAACCGGGCGGCAGCTCCTCCAGCATGCCCGGCTCGACTTCAGCGATCATGTCGCCGTCCGGAGTCATCTCGTCGGCTTCGTAGTTGGTGAATTCGTTGAGGGGCGGGACGATGAAACCCATTTTTGAGGCGGCGGTGCGCTTGGCAATAATGGCCGCTTCCTCATAGACTCCCAGGTTATTGAGGCGGGTCATGGCAGTGTGACCCCATGGAATACCACGGGTCTGGCGAGGGCGTTCCGTGACGAACGCATGGATCATATCGGTAGCCAGAATCCGCTCATAACGATTGCCGCCGCGCTGATAGGTGTAATCACCCGGATGTTGCACCAGCAAATGAAAGGCAACCGCCCTGTCCCACTGGTCGAACTCTACGCCCATACGGATTTCATTGCCGTTACTCAGCGTGCAGTTGTAGTTTTCATCCAGATGATCGGCTTCGAGAAATTGCAGGGCGAATTTGAAACCGTTTTTATAGTTGCGGATCTTGCGCACCAACACTTCTCCATCAGTAACCACGGCCTGAATAAAGAGGCGTTGACAATCAGCCCAGGAAAGCTTGCCAGTGACATCACAGGTACCTTTTTTACCCCACAGCGCGAATCGCTCTTTAATCAGGGCGTTGGCCTGAGTATCAAGGTTTCCGTTTTGATCCTTGGCAACGTTTTTAAATGCCATGCCATAAGGACCGGCAATGTTTTTGACGCAGAGGCGGATAAACTTTTTGAAATAGTCGTTGTTCTGGTAGAGTTCGCGGGAGCGGCCACGCATGACGCGCAAGGTGTAGCGGGTTTCGGCATCAACCGAGCGTGAGAAACTGCCGATGGAGGTTCCCCAGTTACCGGTGAGTCGATTGATGGTACCGGCAGAGTATGCCCGCTGGATATTTTTATGAGGAGCCGGGAGAAAACCCATTATACCCTCACTTTTGCCAGCGGATATTCAACCTGCGGCATGTTTTCGGTCTCTTTTGGCAGCGGTTTATCGGCTTCAACCTGACCGATAAACCACGTTTCATCCTCACAGGCAGCAATAGCAGCGGCTTTTTCGGTGTAAATCCCTTGGAAATCCCACGCTACAAGCGGGAATTTTCCGCCTTTATAGCGCCCGACAAGCCACAAAATACGGCGTTTTTTGAGTATTTTTGCTCCCGCAAAGGCTGTAATTACGGCCAAAATTACGCCAAAAAGCACGGAAATAACCCATATCGGCACTTGGATTGTCATGTGAACCTCATCAGAACGCGGCGACCGCTTTTTTTCCCGTCCAACCGGTCTGTTACCCGCTGTTCAGCAGCGCATTCGCGCTGATAACGGGCACGCATCATCATGAGTTGTTCAGCGGTCATTTTATTGAGCATGATGCCGTCAATAGTGGTCTGCTGATCACCTTTGCTGGCACGTTTCTCGATTACGGCCTCAATAGCATCAAGAACGCGCCGGGCGTGGCTGCGACCGTCATAAATACCGGATACGTTGATCAAATTTGGCCGGATGATCATAGTTCCGGAATAAATGGTGTGTTGTTCAGCGCCTTTTACGACATACCCCTGGACCGAATAGACACCAGCCACCCAGGCAGAAGATGTACTGGCCAGAACGATGACCTGTTGACTGGCATCAGCAGTGATATCGATTACGGAAGGGCCACGCAGGGCATATTTGAGCACCCAGCCACTGGCAGAGGGATAGTCAGGGAACGAGCGTGACCACTGGATGGTATCCCCGGCAGTAATGATATTCGGCTCTATGGTTGGAACAATTGATGACATGCGCCCATTTTGAAGGGGAGTGACAATTGATGCCATCCCCATTGCGTATCATTACGGACGATTTGTTGCGGTAAATTTTGGATTTTTTGATTGACGGGAGGGAATGTAACGTTTTGTTACACGTATCCTGATTTTTCGAGCTGCAAAATTGAGGAAACACAAATTCGGGTGCCTTTTTTATCCGGCTCGCCCTCGGGGTGCCAGCGTTTAAGCTTGCCATGGCTGATCAGGTCGTAAATATGAGTTCGTGAACAATCCCAGCGCTCCATAAGCGTACTGATACGACAAAATTTCTTATTTTCAAAGGCCGCCATACATCCCCCTATTTTTTCCAGCCGGAGACGAATCCACCACCGCCGGAGCGCATGGCACGGCGGATTCGCGCCGGACGTACATGTGGTTTTTGTTCAATTGCCGCTTGTTGCTCTGCTTGATCTGCTACAGATGGTGAAGTCTGCACCTGCAATGCCGCAGAGTGCTTTGCGTAGTTTGGATTAAGGATTTCCCGCACGGCCATGTTGCCCACTCGAACGTCCAGTGCCTCATTGCGCTGAAATCCGGGGCGCAGTTTCCAGACGGTTTCCAGTTTATTGGTACGGCGGTTTTTCTCTTTCACGGCATGTTCAGCGCAGAGCATCCGAAAATATTCAAAATCATAGCCATAGAACATGGGGAAGTGGCACGAACGCGCACCGCCCGGCTCATTATTGAGCCAGGTAAAGAGAGTGTCTTTGCCATCTGATACGCCCAGCTCATAAAACGGCACCTTGTATTTTGGCGAACGGCTGGGCTTGCGCGGCACCAGCGGAGCGCTGCTGTTGTTTGAGCCTTTATGGGCGAGATAACGGCGGGATCGGCGCACGAACTTGGCAACCATGTCGGCACGGAAACCGATATCGACCCCCATCCTGGCAATGGCAAGCGGAGATCCTGACTCATGTCGCCAGGTCTGAGTTGATGCCCAATCATGGAGCTGTTGCCAGACATCATCCTTACTGGTGTCGCCGTGGAAAACTTTATATTCGACACCCCACGATTCATGCCCGGCGCCCCATGCCACAACCTCGCATTCCAAACGATTAGCCTGGACGTCTGTATCGGCAGTCAATAGGCAGGCCGCCATCGGTACCCGCCAACCCTGATCTTCTGGGGCATAATGTTCGCGGCGCTTGTATAATTCGGTTTCTTTAACGGTTTCCCCGTCAGATTCTTCCGGCAGCGGCAGGCCGAGACAGTCGTTGTAAAAGTATTTAAGGTTTTCCAGCGTTGGTTCAGTGAGAGTTGTCAGGTATGCCTGGGCAATTTCGTTAAAAAATACGAACCGGGACAACATTGGCGGCACATGCCACCAGACAGAAGATGGCCGTAGATGAATTACACCTGTGTCACGACGCTTCCAGCGACCGGCCTTAACGGCATCGTCGCGGTCATCTTCATCCCATATACCCTGGCATTGCTCACATTCGTACCATGCCGAACCGTTTTCAGCGAGTTCAGTGGGGTCTATTACGCCATCAGCCCACCGAATTTGTCCAAATTTGAGGGTTTGCTCGTGCTTACAGTGCGGGCATACGGCGTAATAATCGCGAATTTCCTGAGCGTGCTTTTGCGCTGCCCAGACAGCACCATCAACAGTTGAGGCGGTGCAGGCATCCATGATTTTACGGGAATGCTTGAATGCCCTGGTACGCGCCCACGATTTTTTTAGCGCGGATACCGGCCAGAGGTCGATTTCATCACGAAACAGGTAGCGGCACGGTTTTGATGCCAGACGCCCCTCTGAATTTGACCAGGCGAGATACAACGTCATACCATTACGGAGGCGCAAGCGCTGACGGCTCATGTCATCAGGGTTTTTCGTACGCAGTTTGCGCAGGGTTGGCGTGTCGCGGAACATAGGGATGAGGCGATCAGTAATTGTATCACCACCGGTTGCCTGATCCTGCATGATCAGCAGCGCGGGTCCAGGTGCGTTGTCAGCCACCATGCCGATACAGTTATGCAGCAGGTCGGTTTTGCCGCCCTGCGAACCACCGGCAATGGTGCCGTGCTGGAAATACTCCTGGGCAAAGGTGTCCATAATGTCAACCAGGTGAGGGGCAATATCATTATCCCATGGCCCTGGTAACGGCGAGACATGAACATAGCGGTTACCATGTGGCCATGCTGATCCGGTCTTACCACTACCGGCGCGCAATGCGAGCGTTTCACCGGGATACAGGCGATAGGTTCGCGGTGGAGCTGGTGGCAGCCAGGAGAAATCATCTGCTATGACGAGGGCAGGGGAGGGCATGGATCAGAATGTCACCGTTGAGGTGAGCACGGCAGCGGCTAACCAGTAGATTGCGCGCTTGATATCACCGTGACAGGCGCATACCGAAGCGGAGCCAATATTGAGAGCTATACTGATACAGGGAAATAACCACTTAGGTAACATCATATTTCATCCTCATCATCTGCCCCATTAATCGGCCGGCTGTAGTTATCAAGAACCTTACGGTTAATACCGAGCATGAAGCTGATCAGCTCCGGTGCTTTCTGCAGATCACCACCAACTAATTTTATGATACGAGTAGCGCTGGATCGTGCCGAAGCATCGAGGTGAGTTTTCAAATCACCAGCACGGGCGGCTAGTTCAACCTCGACCTGCTCACGGGATATCAATTCGCCACGCCGCTC